TGAACTCAAGCGTGTGTATACTGAACTCATTATTGACGATGAACAAGGTGGATATGTGGCATTTGGACGCTATCATTTGCGTCCCGATAATTCGTGCTTTGCAGTGTACAACAACGATGATCTCGTGAGCACATTCAGCAGTAAAAAAACTGCTATGAGTTGGTGTGTGGCAGATCACTTGCAACAGTATAAATTAGCACAAAACATCCGCATCTTAGACAACAAAAAACAAACACTCACTGCTGATATCCATTGCAGACGTGGGCAAGCAGACCGCAGTACCCGTCCTGAATTCCGTGAAATGGTGCGCACCAAACTTGCGCCCAAAATTGAGAACCTTACCCTGCTGAATCAAGAACTTGAAAAATGTTTAAATTCGGCTAAATATCTACAACTAAGAGGATTTGCCAAATGAAATTAACCGAACTGGCCACACCAAAAAAGAGCCGCCAAGTAGCCCAAGTATTTGAAAGTTACTTTGGAACCAAGATGCCTGTGAACAAACTCACAGTGCGTGAAGCACAGGCCATGCTAAAACGTGTGCGTGGTGTGATTGCTGAACATCAGCGTAGTACAACACGTCATACCAGTGAGCGCAACCCTGCTTACTTGAAATTGGTAATGATGGAACAGGCCTTGGCACATCGTGTCAGCGAAGAAGTAGTACCAACACCACCTGTTACATCTAGCACAGCTACCACACCTCCTCCCAACGGTGGACAAGGCAGCATAGAAGTCAAAGATCCTAAATTGGCAACGGCTCTGAAGAAAAGTGCATCAGGACAAAACCTCACACCAGACGAACAAAAACTTGTAGCTGGACAAGCAATGAAAACTGCAGAAAGCCGTTTGCGTAGAGCTTATCGGATGCTCAAAGAATCTGAAGTACAGCAGGCACAAGTAGTATTGGCTGCACAAGACATGGTTGACAAGATGCAATCAATGTTGGAAGACACCACTGAAATGCAATTCAAAGAATTGCCTGCCTTGGTTGATTCAATTCGCAACCAAATTGGCATGGAACAAGCCACACAGTTCAACACTGATGTCACTGGTGCATTGCAAGGTCTTGTACAAAACTTGCAAGGTGCCAAGCAACAACTAGAAACAGCATTGGGTGTGGTTACTGGCCAACCAGCTGCGCTAGATACCAGCATGGCTGCCAGCGGCATGCCAGGTGCAGTACCTCCACCAGTGCCTGGCGCAGAACTTGGCGCAGATATCGGTGCTGACGTAGGTGCTGAGGTAGGTGCTGACTTGGGTGCTGATCTTGAAACAGGTGCACCTGCACCCAAAGCAGCATTGGGCCGAGCACGTAGATAATGAGAATCGACGAAGTCGAAAACAAAGACCCACTAGACCCGAACAAACTCAAAGGTCTAGTGGATTTTCTTTCAGGTCGTGCTGATGACGAGAATGCACAAAAACAAATCAGTACAGATGCATTTATATCAGCTGCTCGCAGCCTGGGATTTCCGGTTAGCGAAAAGAACATTGTCAGCATTGTGAGCCAACCTCCACTGGATGCAGTGCTGGAACCCATGGATTCTAAAAATCCTAGTGTAATCAAATACAAAGGTGCGGCACCTGATGTAGCGCCCAAAATGCCTGTAAACAAAGCACAAGACATTGTGGCTGCTTCGGCTAAATCCGCAATGCAACGTGGAATGAACAAATAACAATTGACATCCTAGACTGCTTAGTCTATAATCAATTCAAATGCACTATCTAATAAGTTCTCCTACCAGAGTTGGTAGTCATTATCTAATTGCTCTTGTTGGCGCCGCTGGAGTTTCAACAGAAAAAACACATAATCCAAAATTAGAAGTTGACTATGCAAATACTTTTTTGGTAACAGTAAGTAGACGTAATAAATTTTGGGCTATTTTGAGTGCGTCAATAGGACGAGTAACACATCAGTATAACAATTATGAGTTAGCAGATGTTGAGCCATTTGCAATAAGTCAAGAAGTATTTCGCCAAGAATTCTTGTTTAACATACATTATCAGCAACAGCATGACTTTTCCCAACCCTGGGCTGGAATAGAACATTTTTATTTTGAAGACTTTTTGAATCATCATGATCATGTGTTTAATCGGTTGAATCTTATACCAGTTAATAAAATTGATTTGCCAAAAAAGTCTCCTTTTAATTATCGAAAGATAATAACTAATATTGAAGAGTGCAGAGAATATTATCAGCATCTTCAGGACACTGAACCAAAGTTTATCCCCAAGGAACAATTTAATGGCCTATTCACAAAAAGTAATTGATCACTATGAAAATCCACGCAATGTGGGCAAGTTTGACATTGACGACACCATTGGCACAGGCATGGTAGGAGCACCGGCTTGTGGTGATGTAATGAAACTACAGATAAAAGTAAACGAGGATGGAGTGATAACTGATGCCAGGTTCAAAACATACGGATGCGGAAGTGCGATTGCCTCATCCTCTCTTGTTACCGAGTGGGTTAAAGGACGAACGCTTGACCAAGCCGCAGCTCTTAAAAATTCAGAGATTGCTCAAGAACTCGCATTGCCACCAGTCAAGATTCATTGTTCTATTCTTGCTGAAGATGCTATACGAGCAGCCGTAGAAGACTACAGAAAAAAACATGCTGATACCCTTTCAGCAACGTGATGTTGTTGAGCAAGACAACAAACTAAAAATATTATTCTATCATGCTGGTGGCCACACAGCTTGGCTGTATCCTGCGGCACTGCAATTAAAAACCTACATTGATTTGTTTTATCCAGACGTGGCTGAATGCCTAGAATGGTTGATTCCCATACAGCAAGAAATCACTGACGAAGAATTAATCAAACACATCAACCATACAAACGCAGATGTGCTATGCACTAGCCACTACCTTTGGAATCATGCGTTTTTGACGCGGCAAATAGCAACAATAAAACCACAGTTGAAATCTACGTTTAAGATAATTGCTGGAGGGCCCAGTATTGATGTCAACAACAATTCAGAATTCTTTGATCAATACCCCAGCATTGATTATGCAGTATACGGTGCTGGCGAACAGGCATTTGCAGACATTGTTGCACACCTGGCTGTTAAAAAACCGTTGATCGCATTCAACACTTCCAACTGTGCTTGGCGAAATCAGCAAACTGGCAAAACCACAGTGGCTGACTACAAGTTTGTAAAAATGATAGAAACCAGCCCGTTTGTACACAACCAAACAATGTTTGAAGCCATGGTGGTAGATGCCAAAAAGAAAAATGTACCTGTGTGGTTGCCTTACACACTTACAAGAGGATGCCCATACTCATGCACATTTTGTGATTGGAACAGTGGACTTGGCAACAAAGTGTCTCGACGAAAAAACACTTATCAGCAAGAAATTGATCTGTTTCAAAGATTGGGAGTGACCAATATATATCTGTCAGATGCCAATGTTGGCCAGTACACTGAAGATGTCGAAATGATTGATTATTTCGCTCAAAAAAATCTCAATGAAAATGCTGGGTTCCATGTGGGCGGGAATTTCAGCAAGCTCAAAAAAGAAAACAATTTGAAAATTTTCAACATCATGGCACAGGGCAAGCTGGTCAATAAAACTTTGAATTTCTCAGTGCAAGACATCAACAAACAGGTATTAGACAACATTGATCGACCTGATGTTGGATGGGATGTTCATGTTGCCATGGCTGATGAATTGCGCGAGAAATATCCCCATTTGATTGTTAAAGCTCAGTTGATATATGGACTGCCTGGCCAGACTCCTGCATCTTGGCGACAAACTCTTGACCAAGTAACACAAAAAGATATTTTACCTGTGATCTTTTTAAACGAACCGTTGCCGGCAAGTCCGGCCATATATGATCCTGAATATCAACGCAAATTTCAATACGAATACATCTACAGCAATAGAATACTTGGCACTGTTTATTCAAGCAAAATTCCAAAAAAAAGCAGTTCTTTTGATCAAAAAGATCTTGTACAAATGAATTTGTTGTCTGCTATGTACCTGTCATTGAGTGCTATTAATTTTGCACTGCGAGAACACTGTGCTCAAACATTGAATATTTCTTGCATTGTTGATAAATTTTTAACCAGCAAGCACTATACAAATCTTTACAATAATCTTTACCACAACTGGACACTGAAAAATAATTTTTATTATACAATAGATTTTTCTGGCAAGCCCACGCAAATTCCAGATTTAACGCTGGGATTGCAACTGACCAAAGATGCCTCTTTTTTGAAATACCTGTCAGAATTTCTGGAGATTGATCATCGTCGTAAATTTTTAAAAATGGCAGTTAATTCTGAGTTCCAAAAAATGATTGACAAAATTCACTCAGACGTAGATTAAATATCAATATGATAACCATAACCGATCAGGCTCAAACCAAAATACAGAAATTAGTCAAAGCCAAAGGCTATGCTGGCATAAGATTGGGCATAAAAACAACAGGTTGCTCAGGATTGGCTTATGTGTTAGAATACGTTAAACAGTATGAACCTGATGCTAGTACCATAAATTATGCCCAAAATGATTTCTGTGTGCTAGTTGACAAAAAACATGATGTGTACTTGCGTGGAACCCAAGTAGACTATGTACGCCAAGGCCTCAACGAAGGTTTTGAATTTACCAACCCCAATGAACGCGACCGCTGTGGATGCGGAGAAAGTTTTAGAGTTTAATTTGTTAAATCCCCGTTTTGATTACCAGCCAGTGCCTAGAGTTGTTATCGAAGGCAAGAGGTATTATGCCACTCCCGACGGCAACAAACTGCCTTCTGTGACAACCATACTTGACAAGACCAAGAGTGAGGAAAGTAAAAAAGCACTACAAAACTGGCGTGCCAGAGTAGGGGTAGAACAAGCACAGACCATCACCACAGAAGCAGCCAATCGTGGCACAAGGATGCACACCTACCTTGAGCAGTATGTCAAAGAAGGCGCTATCAAAGACCGTGGCACAAATCCTTTTAGTTGGGCAAGCCATGCCATGGCACACAAAGTTGTAGAGCATGGGCTAAAAAATGTGAGTGAGTTTTGGGGCATTGAAGTTCCGCTGTATTTTCCTAAAGTGTACGCAGGTACCACAGACGGTGCGGGCATACACTTGAATGAAGAAGCCATCCTGGACTACAAGCAAACCAACAAGCCCAAAAAACGCGAGTGGATTGATGACTACTTTGTGCAGTTGTGTGCCTACGCAGAAGCACATAACGAATTACATGGTACAAAAATCAAAAAAGGCGTAGTTTTGATGTGCGTTAAACCCCAGCTAGACGAACAAATGAACATGATCACACAGCCTGAATATCAGGAATTTGTGCTGGAAGGTCGGGAGTTCGAAAAGTACCGGGACTTGTGGTGGAAAAAGGTTGAACAGTATTACTTGCTAAATATGTGATACCTCAAGGAATCACACTGTGGCAATTATACAAATATCTCGAATTACCGCCCGCAAGGGTCTACAAGAAGACTTACCTCAACCACTGGCCGGAGCTGAACTGGGTTGGGCAGTTGATGATCGTAGATTGTTCATTGGTAATGGTGCATTAGAAGAAGGTGCTCCTGTTGTTGGCAACACTGAGATCTTAACTGAGTTTTCGGACATTTTGAGTTTTGCTGGCCAGTACACTTACAAAGGTGAAGCAGCTGGATACACTGCACAAACAGGTGCCACACCCAGTAGTCCTGTTTCACAAAGCATACAAAGTCGCCTGGACAGTTATGCAGTGATAACTGATTTTGGCGCAGTAGGCGACGGAGTAACAGATGACACAGCAGCCATTAATCGTGCATTGTATCAACTGTTCTGTGTGCAGAACAACATTGCAATTCGTCGCAGTTTGTTTTTCCCTGCCGGTAATTATATAATCACTGACACAATAAAAATTCCGCCTTATGCTCGACTCTACGGCGAAGGCGCTGACAGCTCGATCATCAATTTCTCAGTGCAAAATTGGGCAGCCAACACCGCCTATGCTGAAGCCACATTGGTGTACTATGTTCCCACCAGCACATACTATAGAAGCATTGCTCCTGTGCCTGCCACAGGCGTTGTGATTTCAAATGCATTGTATTGGGCAGCTGAATCATTGCCTAGTTATGTGGTGCAGACTGCTGACAGTTTGCAACAGACCGGCGTAAATATTGCCACCAATGGTGCCACTCCACCAAAGAACATCGAAATGTCCAGCATGGCCATTGTTACTGACCAAATAAACAATGGGCTGTTGATTGAAAACGCACAACAATGTTCTTTCAGCAACATGAATTTTATTGGACCGTTGACCGCAACAGATCTCACTACTTCTGTTGATGACACACGATGTGTTGATTGGGCCAGCACGCCAAGCCTGCCATGCAAACAAGTAAACTTTGATAACTGCAAGTTTTCTGGATTTACATACAGCATGAATACTGAACAGCAAATTGAAGGCAGTGTAGTCAGCAACGGTCAATTTGATACGTTGTATCAAGGTGCTATATTGGGAGGTGCAAGTCCCAGCAATGGTGGGCCAACAGGTGTAAAATTCATAGGCAATGTGTTTGACAACATCTACGAAGAAGGCATCTATATCAATGGGGTGAGTTTGAATGCCACTGGATATAATATATTCTATGACGTAGGCAATCACTTCAATGGCTCAGCAAGTCCTGCATCAGCAGTGATCACAATTGATGCTATCAACAATATCAGCGTTGGAGACATGTTTCAGCGCACTACAGCTTACAGTGGTACCTATCCTAGAATTAAAATCTTTAATTCTACCACACAGACTGTGCCTGCCAGCATTGGTATTGACAGTGCCGCTCAAATTCAAATGGGCAGTTTTGTAAGAGAAACTGGTACACAAGCAACACTCAGTGCTGGTGCCACCGCTACTACATTGCTCACAGTGAGTTCAGTGCAGATCAAAGCATTCCAGATGGATTACACAATTACTAGAGAAACTTCAGTACGCACAGGTACTATGACAGTGGTCAACGATGCTGACGATTCAGCCGGCGATGGATTGAGTTATACTGATGACTATGTGCAAAATTCAGACACTGATGTAATATTAGAAGTTACTGACGTAGGCAGCACAATGAGCATAAAGTATACCACTAGTAGCGCCAGAGCCGCTGGCAAAATCTATTATAGTTTGACACACTTGGGCCGTAGTTATTAAACACAATGTGGCCTAGAGACTTCAGTGAGCGGCTGGAGAGTTGGGCACAGTTAAGACAGCAATGTCAAACACTGGACTCAGAGCCTGCTTTAATCAAAATCAATCAATGGTGGTTCCAAACTCCCTGGACTGCCTACCACTTGCATTGGGACGACCAAGCGGATTGGCCTGATCCCTGGCAGTTATTGAGTGATAACCTGTATTGTCCGGTCGCTAGAGGCTTGGGAATCATGTATACTATAGCTATGCTAGACCGTGTGGACATGCAGGATTCCTGCATGATTGAATATCAAAGCGACAATTTAGTCCTAGTCGCTCAAGAGAAATATATACTGAATTGGGATCCTGATCAAGTCGTAAATATCAGTCTGGGAAAGTCAAAACCCCGTCGGCGTGTCAGTCAAGAACAAATAAAACAAAAAATTCGTTAGGATAAAATGAAAAGCATTACAGTTGTAAAGCGCAGTGGGCGTAGAGAACCGCTCGCCTTGGAAAAATGGCAAACCCAAATTGCCAAAGTATGTTCAGGCATAGCAGACGTTAGCCAGAGCATGGTAGAGATCAAAGCACAGTTGCACTTTTACGATGGTATTACCACCAAAGAAATTGACGGTATTACACTACGTGCTATTGTGGACTTGATTGATGTAGAGTCAAACCCTGATGTTGGGCATACCAACTATCAGTATGTGGCAGGCAAACAGCGACTCAGCATGTTGCGTAAAGATGTATACGGCAGCTACGATCCTCCGCACTTGTATGATCTTGTAAAGAAGAATGTAGAAGTCGGATTGTACACTCCTGAACTGTTGGAATGGTACACAGAGGACGACTGGAACAAGATGCAAGACATGATTGATCATGCCAAGGATGAAAGCTACAGTTATGCCGCAGTAGAGCAGTTGATTGAAAAATACCTAGTAAAGAATCGTAGTACAGGACAAACATATGAAACTCCGCAAGTTAGATACATGGTGGCAGCGGCCACAGTTTTCCATAAGGAAGAACCTAATACAGCCCGCATGCGATACATTAAAGAATATTACACTGCGGCGAGTGATGGACTCTTTACTTTGGCAACTCCTGTGCTTGCTGGCCTTGGTACTCCTACTAAGCAATTTAGCAGTTGTGTTCTTATCCGATCCGATGATGACCTCGATAGTATATTTGCCAGCGGTGAGATGATGGCCAAGTATGCCAGCAAACGTGCTGGCATTGGATTAGAGATTGGACGTTTGCGTCCCTTGGGCTCCCCAATTCGCGGTGGCGAAATCATGCACACTGGCATGATTCCATTCTTGAAAAAGTGGTTTGGTGATCTGCGCAGTTGTAGTCAGGGCGGCATCCGCAATGCATCAGCCACTGTGTTCTATCCCATATGGCATCATCAGTTTGATGATCTAATCGTATTAAAGAACAATCAAGGCACAGAAGAAACTCGTGTGCGCCACATGGACTATGGTGTGGTGCTGAGTGCGTTCTTTTGGAGACGTTTCAAGAACAAAGAAAACATCACATTCTTTGACCCCAACCAAGTGCCAGATCTATACGAAGCATTCTATCAAAACACTGAACGCTTTGAAGAACTGTACGTTGAATACGAAAAGCGCAAGGACCTGCGCAAGAAAACAATGAGTGCAGAAGAAGTGTTCAAGTCAGGCATTCTCAAAGAACGTACTGACACCGGACGTATCTATCTAGTGTTTGTTGACAACGTGATGAATCAAGGACCGTTTGATCCTGAATATCATACCATTTACCAGAGTAACCTTTGCTGTGAAATACTTCTTCCTACTAAGCCCTTTAAACGTTTGGATGACGATACTGGTCGCATCGCTCTTTGTACCCTTGGATCAATCAACTGGGGCGCATTCCGTCATCCAGAAGATATGCGCCGTGCTTGTCGCATTCTTCAGCGTAGCCTTTGCAACATACTGGATTATCAAGATTTTCTCTCCATCCAGTCTCAATTGAGCAACGATGAGATTCAACCACTAGGCATTGGTATTACAAATTTGGCTTACTGGCATGCCAAGCGTGGACTTGAATATGGCGAGAAAGATGCACTAGCAGAAGTCAAGTCCTGGATGGAACACCAAGCCTACTACCTAACCGAAGCCACAGTGGAATTGGCCAAAGAACGAGGCTGTTGCAAGGACTCGGACAAGACACGTTACGGCAAAGGAATTTTCCCTTGGGAACTACGTGCCAAAGGTGTCAACGAACTCACAGACTTCACACCTGATCCTGCACTGGATTGGAATACCCTGCGTGGCAACATGCGAGCATACGGAGTTCGAAACGCTACCTTGATGGCAGTGGCACCTGTAGAGTCTAGCTCGGTTGTGATCAACTCAACCAATGGCATTGAAATGCCCATGAGCCTGATCTCAGTCAAAGAATCTAAAGCAGGCAGTTTGACGCAAGTGGTACCTGAGTATCACAAGTTAAAAAACAAGTACCAACTAATGTGGGCACAACAAGATTGCATTGGCTACTTGAAAACAGCCGCTGTGTTAGCAGCATACATTGATCAGTCAATCTCAACCAACACATTCTACAATCCTGCGCACTGGTCAGATCGCAAAGTACCCACCACATTGATTGCCAAGAACTTGATGCAAGCACATCACTGGGGTATCAAGACATTCTATTACAGTCTAATCAACAAACAAGGTGCCAAAGCGGCCAAAGAAGAAGCTGCACCCTTGGAAGTCATTGACTTTGATGATGTAGAAGACTGCGAATCCTGTAAACTATAATCATGGACTTTTTAGATCGCGTTGATTTTGAAAATCACGATGGGGTATATCTCTCCATGCTAAATGACGTCTCGCGAAATCATTTCTACGATCAGATTCTAACCGAAGTGCGTGATCAACATTGTGTAGAGATTGGATTTGGTACGGGTTTGTTGAGCATGCTGGCCTTGAAGCATGGTGCCCGTAGCATTGTGGCCTATGAGTCAGACGCTGATCGTTATCAGTTAGGCTGCGAAGTAATCAAGATGTTGAAACTGCAAGATCGAATTACACTGATCAATCGACGCTATGATCACACATGCCATCACAACGAGAGCGTGGTGTTTACTGAGACTGTGGACGACAACATCTGGGGCGAAGGCCTGTACAACAGTCTGCCTAGGCAGCCAGGCAAGAGATTTTTGCCAGGTCAATATTTCTTAGAAATATATGCTGTGCCAATATCTGCAGAAGTTGCTTGTAATTTGATTCAAGCACATGAAGAGCATCAGTTCTCGCCAGGTGTGGATGTTGATCCACAATTTGTGTCGTGCATCAATTTGTTGTTGTCAAAAAAATACAATAAACCCATCAAGTCAAAAGTAGGTTTGCCCAAGGGTGTTACAGAACTAACCCCCATGCCAACTTACATAGACTGGGCCACCAACGACACCTATGCTGGTCGATACATGATTGATGCTAACGCACAGTTTGTGAATGAGTCTGTTCGTCGACTGCGAGTTGACATAGACAAGCAACCAGTGTTGATTGTGCCCAGAGCAGGCATGCAACATAGCAGTGATAGACTTTACTTGGATACTGGCCATTGGAAACTACCAGCAAATCCTGCGGTGATAAACGCACCCAACAGCAAAATATTGGTAGAACACGATTTCTGCACAGGGAAAATATCATATACAATAAAGGAAAAAACATATGATTGATAATTCAACAAATTTAGATGATATTGTTTGGCCACAAGCAATATACAAACATCATGAGATACCAGTGGCCGATTACCTGATGAGTTTTCAAGAAAAATTAACTGAAGAATTTTTAGCAGGGTTTAATTCTTTAGAAGAAGCATTTGCTAACGAACGATGTATTCGTACTTTGGGATGGGATTACCAAGGATACAACGGTGTACAAAACCAACAAAACGTTGAGCCAATACTGCTTGAAACATTTGACCAAGAAACAAATCAGTTTACAGAAAATCTCAACAGTTGGAAAAATTTGTCTTTAAAATATGAAACACGCACACCAACATGGGCAGATAATGTAAAATATGATTTAGAAAAAGACAATCCCTCGTTGGCAAATCAATATCCTACTGCAATGAGTTTGATAAAACACTACGGAGAATACTGCCCAATATCTTTATACAGTGTGCTAGGCCCAAGAACAGTTTTGCATAGACATACTGGCCCTGAGAATAGAAGTGGAAAATATATCAGGATACATATACCGCTGATTATTCCTGAGGGGGACATTTTTTTAGAGGTAAACGGAGAAAAAGTTGATTGGAGTGGGTTGGTTGGATTTAATAATCAATTAGCACACAGTTCTTGGAATTTGTCTAATGAGTATCGATTAACCTTTATGATTGATTTAGATAGAGAATTCATCGGTATGCCACCAGGGTCATTGTACGACGACCGATTGGAAAAATATGCCAAGCCATTCAATGAAAAAGAATATTATTTAAAAACTATGAGCAACTTACAAACATGAGCCAAGCACAATACAATCTCTCAACCAAAACTGATTATCTGCATCGCAAGATGTTTCTTGACCCAGCAGGTCCTGTTACAATTCAACGCTTTGAAGAAGTCAAGTACAATAAACTTGTGAAGTTTGAACAAGAAGCACGTGGCTTCTTTTGGATTCCAGAAGAAGTATCCTTGACCAAAGACGCCAATGACTTCAAAGATGCAAGCGACACAGTCAAGCATATCTTTACATCAAACTTGTTGCGTCAAACAGCATTGGATAGTTTGCAAGGACGTGGCCCAGCACAGGTGTTTACTCCTGTGGTGGGTATTCCTGAACTGGAAGCCTTGATGTACAACTGGAGTTTCTTTGAAACCAATATCCACAGTAGAAGTTATTCGCACATCATTCGCAACATCTACAACGTGCCCAAAGATGTGTTCAACACCATTCACGACACACAAGAGATTGTGGACATGGCATCCAGTGTGGGCAAGTACTACGACGAACTACACAGAATAAATTGCCATAAAGAATTAAGTAGTGAAATGACAGGTATGGTTCTTGAACAAGAACATATCAAGGCAATTTGGTTGGCACTCAATGCCAGTTATGCACTAGAGGCATTCCGCTTCATGGTTTCATTTGCTACGTCATTGGCCATGGTAGAGAACCGTATCTTTATTGGCAACGGCAACATCATCAGTTTGATCCTGCAAGATGAAATCCTGCACAAGGACTGGACTGCATGGATGATCAACCAAGTTGTCAAAGAAGATCCACGTTTTGCCGCAGCCAAAGCAGAATGTGAAGCCGAAGTGTATCAAATGTATCTGGATGTGATCCGTGAAGAAAAAGCCTGGGCTGACTATTTGTTCAAGCTAGGTCCTGTGATTGGACTCAATGCACAAATCCTAAAGGACTTTGTGGACTACACAGCAGTGGGCGCACTCAAAGAAATTGGTATCAAGTATCTGGAGCCTGCACCGCGTAGCACACCAATTCCTTGGTTTATGAAGCACGTGGACACAAGCAAGAAACAAACTGCACTGCAGGAGAACGAATCAACTAACTATGTTATCGGCGCCATGAGCGACAGCTTGGACTACGATGAACTACCAAATTTATAAAAGGAAAATATGTATAAACCTAATCCTGCAATACGAGAGTCGGAAGACTTTCAAAACATTCGCAATGTAATGAGCAAGTTTGAACGCATTGAAGAAAAGAATCGCTGTCTGCGAGTGCAATTTTTAGACTGGTTGTCAGCAAAAATGCACACCTGGGCAGATGGTGTCAAAGCCATGTCGGATCGTATTGATTCACCGTGTATTATTAAACTAGACTCCAAAGGAAAAACAAAATGAAAGCAATAGTATGGTCAAAAGACCAATGCACCTTCTGCGAACAAGCCAAAGGCTTGTTGGAAATGAAAGGCATCGAATATGAAGTACGCAACATCAGTCAAGACTGGACACGTGAACAACTATTAGAATCAGTGCCTACTGCACGATCAGTGCCACAAATCTTCTTGGATGATGAGTATGTGGGTGGATTCCAGGAACTACGCCAAAGGTTGATGTAATGCCACAATTCACATCCGACTGGTTCAGCAATGGCCTGGTCAACTTTGAATACATCAAAGATTATTTGAGAAAAGAAAAACCCATCAACGACATACTGGAAATTGGCAGCCACGAAGGCCGTAGCAGTTGTTGGATGTTGGAAAACATGCTGTCAGATACTGGCACCATTACCTGTATTGATCCATTTGCTGATCGCCCTGTTACAGCATTTGCACTGGACTCGATTCCAGAAGACCGCAGCATTGAACAAATCTTTCGTGCTAACACTGCAGAAGTTAAAAAGCCAGGACAAACTGTGGAAGTATATGCTGACATGAGTTTCCCTGCACTGGCACAACTCATTGTTGACAAGCGACAATATGATTTTATCTATGTGGATGGCAGTCATCATGCTGATGAAACACTAGCAGATGCAGTAATGTGTTTTGGTATGTTGCGTCCAGGTGGTGTTATGTTGTTTGACGATTACTTGTGGGACGCAGACCCAAGATATCTAGCACGGGCCAAGGCCAGTATTGATGCTTTTGTAAACATGTTTTATGATAGACTCAAACTGGGCCTGGTAAATTATCAGTTGGCAATAGTTAAAAAGGAACTAGAATGAGTATCGAAGTAGGAAACACATACACCATGCGCATGGGCTATGGTGAAGAAATTGTAGCAAAAATTACAGCACTTGACAGCTCTACCTATACATTGAGCAAGCCTGTAGCAGTGGTACCTGGACAGCAAGGCATACAGTTGATGAACTCGCTGTTTACCGCAGATCCCGAGCAAGAAGTCACGGTAAATAGATCTAGCGTGGCCATGATCGCTCCTGTGCGTGAAGACGTTGGGGACAGTTATTTGGAAGCCACAACAGGTATCAAACCTGTGCGCAATAAAATCTTAATGGGATAACATGCCAGCAGTACAACGACAAGGTGATCCAAACGGTGCAGGCGGAGTCAACACTTCAGGTGTGGCTTCTGTACGAGTAAATGGTCGCCCCATTGTTGTACCTGGTATCGGGGTAACACCACATCCATGCTGCGGACAACCTGGTTGCGGCATACACTGTTCAGCAGTGACTTCGGGCGGTTCAGGCACAGTACGTGCAGGAGGAAAACCTGTGATAAGAGATGGCGATTCAGATACCTGCGGACACAGTCGTGTGGCAGGATCTAGCACAGTGAGAGCAGCATAATGGCAGAGTCAACAGCAACACCCTTACAACTCACAGCAGGTGTGGGATTTTATTCAGGCAATGCTATCACAGCCAACACACAACTATCCAATAGCATTGCCAGTTATAATGCACTGGCTCCCATAGCCAATTTGTTATACACTATTAACCAGGCCACAAGCAATGTCAGTCTTGGTATCAGTGCAGGCACAATAGCCAATCTCAAAACACTGGGTGCCAATGTAGCAGGAAACTATTGTCCTGCCTTGGGAGATTCAGTGCCTAGCAACGTGTCATGGACTGTGGGCAACGCAGGCTATGCTACTAGTATAACTACAGCGGCCAGTACCTATCTGGGTTCAGGAGACTTTGGTAAGTTTGCACAGGCGTTTGGCGCCGCTCAAGGATACATCAGTCTCACAAACAACATCATCAACAGTGCAGTCAATGCCAACAGTGATGATTATCTTGGTCCCACATTCTCCAACATGAACAATTTGATCACCGGAGACATAGCACAGGTCAATTTGGCATTTCCAGCATTTGGTGCAGACCTTGCCAACATTGGTTGTGCAATCAAGTTCACTCGACTAGAACGCATTGGCACCCCTGCAGGATTGTTACAAAATTTAGCCGAGTGTGGAAACATGTTGAATGGTTCAACTCCTTGTGTAACTGCTGCCTTAAAGGCCGAAGGGTTAACAGATCAGGACATTTCAGATCTTGTAAACGACAATGTACAAAGTCTGTACAATCAAACTGGACTTACACAAAATCAATTTGATACTTTGCAAAGAAGAGCATATCCTGCACTGACTAAAATTACTCGCACTACTAAAATTACTGGCAGTCTCGGCGCGGTAGTAAGCAGATTACAAGATGACCAGATATCTGCAGGGCAAGGTAATTGTTTGCAAGATGTGTTGGATATACTGGATTGCACTACACCAGGTATTGAAACCATGGCTGACCTGTTGAATCCTGTGAAATTGTTCCCTACCAGTTTCAGCAGTTTGACATTGCCTACTCCCAGTGGGCCTGTGTTAATATACGACGAAACTGGCGCGGTAAATTCTGTCATAACACCTATATTGAATTCAGGTTCAGTGAGTCCCACTGGCTGCGATGACTTGGCCAAAATTATTCCACCTGCCAACGCTGCTGCCAACCGGGCATTGCAAATTGCATTTCAGCAGATCAAAGGCATTACAGGTACAACCACACAACAACTGGCGGCAATATTACAATGACCACACTCTCTCAGATAGCGGCAGTATCCGCTAGTAATTCTAAAAAACTAGCCACTCTCAAAGGGTTAGATTTAATCAATGGCACTAAGACTCCTGTGCCTACTGCTGTGGCCACATATTATCAAAACAGTTTGGCCAAAGGATCAGGGCCCAATGGCACATATCTAACCACAGACTTTTTTGGGTCAGCCGCCGGCATTCCTTACAACAACGATTTGACCACAGTTACCTCGACTATCTCTGCACAACTCACAGCAGGCACACTGACCACACTTAATACTGTATATTCTTATATGGTAAATCTCATCACCGATGTATATGGGTTGCCAGGTGCAATAAATCTTCCAGCACCTTACAACACAGGAAATCCCTATGCATCTTATAATGCGGCCTTGGCAGTGTTGATAACTGGAGCAGATGCTGCCATTGGCACAGCCATCTCTGCCATGGGCACAGCAACCACAACACTGAACACTGCCTGGACTGCGATGACCACTCACAGCGCCAACGAAGCCACGTTTCAAACTCAAGCAAGTATCAACTACGCCACGCTGACTGCTGGCGCCCAATTGCCCATCACTGCTTTTATTCCTGCATTGGCCGGATATGGACAAGACCGTCAAGAAGGTATGGCATTTGATTTCTTAACCAGCATCGCTAACACAGCCAACCAATATGGACAGGCTATGGTGGGTGCTTTGTTAGAAGCCGGTAACAACGCAGGCACCAACGCGATTGGAATCAAAGTAGACAACGACATCCCCCAACTGCCCAATGCTGTCCCGCCAACTGTGTCTATTGCTCAGTATGAATACACACCCGCTGAAGCCCGAGCAAAAGTAGTACTTGGGTAGTACTTGACCAAAAATTGCCCACGTGCTATAATACAGCATGAACCGGGTAAATCAAATTAAACACAAAGTATTACAAGCATACTATCGTACTAAATTTACGGTAGTAGAACTGCTGGTGATTGCAGTGCTCGCAATTTGGTTGACCAAAAATTCCGTTTTGTATATAATAGAGTTATTGTAGTAAAAAGGAGCCTGAGATGTCATACGCAACCATTCAAGAAGTCAACACTTCGATCATGTTCAGCAATTTTACAAATGAGCAACTCAACAGCATCAACGATGCGGTGCAGTATGCTCGTGCCCAACTTCGTGCAGTGAAAATTCGCACGTTCACCAAAGGTGATACAGTGAAGTTTCACAGCACCAAACGTGGCGTCACCGTAACTGGCACAGTGACCAAAGTTGCTATCAAATATATCACAGTCAAGGATGGCATGATGCTGTGGAAGGTCCCTGCTAACATGTTGGAGGCAGCATAATGAATGAATGGGTCTTGCTCATTGCCTTTATCAGTCCCGGCGGCAACTTCATAGACAAAGTGCCCGTAAGTATGCCTACCAAAACTGCCTGTGAAAAGGCAATCAAAACACTGCCTAAAAAAGGCGAGCACCCAATGGGTGTGCAATATCGAGGTATATGTATTACCCAGGCACACTGGAATGGCACTGAGCCAATGAAAAATGTTCCACTTGATTAACGGAGACAACCATGGGACTTGACATGTACGCATACGTGGCTGCCAAGGCAGGTCAGCAAGATGAATTTTACGATGGCGCCGAATATGACAAAGACACTGGCGAATTTGTAAACCCCAATGTTAACAAGCCACGTCAAATTTGCTATTGGCGCAAACATCCCAATCTGCATGGCTGGATGGAACGTTTGTGGAATCAACGCAATGGCGGTGATCATGATGCTGACAAGTTCAACGGCATTGAACTAGAACTCACCGCTGAAGATTTAGACAACTTGGAATATGACGTGCAAAACGATCGCCTGCCTGCAACATCAGGATTCTTTTTTGGCAATGAAGCTGATGATTACTACAAACCCAGTGATCTAAAATTCATTCAAGAAGCCCGTGCGGAACTGTTTTTTGGACTCAAGGTGTTTTACAATTCCAGTTGGTGAGTGCCAATAAGTATCTGATGCTTGATGAAAAAATTTTATGTTTGGGTTCTAACGATTATGACACTGATCAACGAACCCAAATATTGGCCAACGACAATAATACGCTAAACCATGGACTAATCAGCGACGCTGAATTTGTTCCTGAATTGCCAGGATATTATCACACAACTGTGATTGATTTATCAACAGGCGAAATTATCACACTGTCAAAACACTTTGACAAGATTCTATTCTTGGACCAAAGTCAGGAGCAGTGGAGTCATTGGAAACCAATGTTAACAACTTACAAAATAATGTTGGAGTTAGACAAACTTGGATATCAAACATTATACAAAGACAATGAAAATATAAAAAAATTCAAATTATTTTTTGAAATGGTGCAAGAAAACAAAAGTTTTTGCATTTATCCCTGGATTGAACTTACAGAAAACAGTGGCCATTTAACTGTGTGCAGTAGGTCCACTAAAAAAATCAAATCAATAGAAAAATTACAAGACTGGAAAACTGATCCAGAGTACACCAAAATTAGACAAAGCATGTTGGCAGGAGAACTATTGCCCGATCATTGTAGTTATTGTTATGACTATGAAAAATTAGGCATTGAAAGTTATCGTCAATTTGAAACCAAAGATTGGATCAGCAAACTAGATATTAACAGTGTTGAGGATCTGGACAAAATCGATCAACCATATTATTATGAAATACGACTTAGTAATAAATGCAATCTCATGTGCAGAGGATGCAAGCCAGAATACAGCAACCTGATTGAAAATGAGTATAAGAAATTCAATATCGAATACAGAGCAAAACAAACCTTTACATATTCCAACTTAGATTTAGTCAACATCGATACCTTGACAGCAAATACTAGAATTTACCTCACAGGCGGTGAACCAACCATAATGTCAGATGTGCTGACATTTATGAAACAATGTATCAAAAAGAATAAAACTAATTTTGATTTTTCTATTTTAACAAATGGTGTAAAATTAAGCACAGGTTTTTTAAAATTAATTAAACATTTTACCAATGTAAATTTTTCAGTCAGCATTGACGGGTATGGCAAGGTCAATGATTATTACCGTTGGGGTTCTGATTTTGATTCTATTATAAAAAATGTGCATTTGCTACGAGACTTGGGGTATCCTTTATCTATCAACTGTGTGCCAGGCATTTACAATGTAACAAATTTACATTTGTTATATGAATTCTTAGATCAAGAATTTCCAAATATTGGAATGTACTTGCAGACCAATGCACATGATCTACAGTCGGCCTATAATCATCCTAATTCAAAATTAGTAGTTGAATCAATGGCTAGATGCAAACAAACAAAAATTTACTACGCTGACGGAAAAAGCAATCAAACTTGCATTGATTCATTGTACACATATTATTCAAATAATCCCACACCTAACTTACAACATCTCAAGGAATTTTTTAACTACAATGATCAATTGGATCGTGCCAGAAATGTGCGATTGGCAGACTACGTGCCCGAACTTGAAGCTTGCAGAAAACTGGTTGACCAATAATTCCCAAAATGCTATAATATAAACATGTTCAAACAACTTGTGGACTCTTAAATATATGAATGGCATTGACTTCACACACAAACAATTCACTGGTGTATCCGTGGCAGCTGATTGGATAAGAGACCTCGAAGCATCTGACAGTCGCTTGCACAAAGAACGAGTGATTGAAAAAGCACTCATGGCGGCAAAATTGGGCAGTGCCAATGCCCAGTGTTTTTTGTTCAACTGCTATCAAGCCTACAATCCTTACTATACATTCCATGTCAAACAGGTGCCTGAGAGTGAGGGCATTGAGCATGCGCCAAATCCTTGGCCTGTGTTTTGGGGCTTGTTGGAAGGCCTGCGCACACGATCAATCACTGGACACCGTGCTAGAGATGCCATTGCAGAAACAATGAAGCAGTTTGACTCTATTGAGTGGAACAATCTCTGCAGACGTGTGTTGATCAAAGACCTGCGCTGTGGTATCAGTGAGAAAACACTGAACAAGGTCTTGGGCAAAACAGAGTGGAAAATTCCTGTGTTTACCTGCCAACTGGCACAAGACTCCACAGACCAACCCAAGAAGCTCAAGGGCATCAAACGTTTAGAATGTAAATTGGATGGTGTGCGTGTGTTGGCGGTGATCGACAATGGTGATGTCACACTGTACAGCCGCAATGGCAAGGTGTTTGAAAACTTTCCCGAAATTGCGGATGCTATTCGACAACACAGCACCAAGTTCATGCTGGGCGATGGTGGTGGTCATAGAGTGAATCACCGCCTGGTGTTAGATGGCGAGATTGTGGGCGAGAGTTTCCAGAAGTTAATGAAGCAAGCACATCGCAAAAGCAATGCATTGACCACAGGCATGACATATCATATCTTTGACATCTTGCCATTGGCCAGTTTTCAAGAAGGACACTTCAACGCACAACAACACAAACGCACGGAGTCTTTGGAACGTGCTCGAGCCCGACTGCCCGAAGATGGTCCTTTGCAGATCATGAACGGTTTGGAAGTAGACTTGGACACAGCCGAAGGTCATGACATCATGCAACGCTATGCCGAAGCCGCTGTGGAAGGTGGCTTTGAAGGCATTATGATCAAGAGCATGGATGCTCCTTATCTGTGCAAACGCACTGACTACTGGATGAAATGGAAACCCACAATCACAGTTGATTTAAACATTGTGGGATTTGAAGAAGGCACAGGTCGCAATGCCAACAGGCTTGGTGCTATAATCTGTGAAGGAGATGACAATGGAAGACACATACGAGTTAATGTTGGCAGTGGCTTGTCTGATAGCGATCGTGATGAGTATTGGAACAGCCGGGCAGATCTTCTTGGGCACTTGGTTGAAGTCCAGGCTGACGCAGTTACGCAAAACCAAGACGGATCATACAGTTTGAGATTCCCTAGATTTTTACGTTTCCGTGATTTCGAAGCAGGTGAAAAAGTTTGAAGTATTTTGCATATGGTATGAACACCAACTTGGATGAAATGGCAGCCCGATGTCCGGGTGCTGTTTGTCTAGGCCCTGCATGGATCAATGACTATGCCTTGGTGTTTCGCTATTTTGCAGACATTGAACCTGCGGCGGGTGGGTGGTGTGATGGTGTGTTGTGGGAAATCACAGACGACAACTTGGCAGCACTGGATCGACTGGAAGGCTATCCTTGGCACTACACCCGTTTCACGGTTTTGGTGCATACTGACCGTGGATCTGACACTGCTTTGGTTTATCAAATGACTGACCAATCCTATGAACAGCCGCCCAGCAATCACTATTACAACATGGTAGCAGAAGGCTATGTGCAAAACAGTGTGCCTACTGATCAATTGGTTGCAAACTTGGAACTACAATGATCAATTTAAAATTTGCAATTGAGTACCCTTTGACCAGGGTGTCATTCAATCATATTTTCAATCGTGTTTGGAGTACGCCATTCAAACACAAATATCTTGAATTGGAAGTATTTCAAGACTGTGAAAATCTATTGCATTTTAATTTTGATTGGACCACTAGATGCGACCATGCAGGCATTAGATTAGAATTGGGAGTGTTTGGATATGAACTGATGTTTCACTTGTATGATAGTAGACATTGGGATTATCATGCAAATACCTGGGTAGCCAATGACTAAGAAAATCTACTACGAAAAACGTGGACGCAGGTATGTGCCTGTAATGGAGTACGATGAGTACCTTATGGATGGGCTACCCTATGGCAACCATTTGATCATGGTTTACCCTGGCGGGCAGAGCACTCGCTACAATATTGATCCTGCACTAGCACCCATGATTGCTGCCGGACGTGTGGCTGAAGACCGGATGACTGAGGCTGTGCGTGATGCCAGTGCCATGCGCCCACGCCGCCACCCACTTACCGAAAAGCAACAACAGGCTTGGCAACGTTTGAACAAAGCCTTGGGTGATGATGTGTATACTTTGGAAATTGCCTGTGCCAGAGACATTGCCGAAGCCGGTATAAAAGCCATGCAAGCAGAAGCAGAAAAACTCATGACCAATCCTGCTGTGAAACTGGCCTACGAGCAGTTTCTCCTTGTATGCGAATTAACTAAAAAACAAGTTGACAAAGCCTAGCAGTCGCAGTATAATCACTGTGCATGATCAGGGAGGTGGGTTGTTTAATGGGCATAGTAGGAATAGATCTGCAACCGGTCCTGCTCTGCGCCGTGGCATCAGAAACATAAATCCCGTAGGATGAGACACTGGCTAGATCTGGCAACAGATCAAAACACTGGCTGGTACCCAGTGGAGTATGCCTTGTAGATAAAAACAGTGAGAAGGATAGCAATGTCTGTTGAAATTGAAACCTCTGCGTTGAGCACGTTTGAATCCCTTGACTCTCTTAGATCAACGCCCTTGGTCATGCACCGTATTCAGATTGAGTTGCGTGATATCAAAGTCTGGTATGCAGTAATACGTGAACTCAATCAAATCTTTGGTGTCAACAACTGGAAGGGTCAAAATCATGTTCGACGTCGATTGGAAGATTTGATCTGGAATCCTGAAAAAACTCTCTGGGTTTGGTTTGATGTACCAGACGAGAAGATTGCCACATGGCTGGCCGTTAAACTAGCCGTCCAAGTACGTATACCACCCAATAAATAAATCTATGTTTCTCAGCTATTTTACACTATTAACCGCTCTGTCATTGAGCGTGGTTGCGGCCTGGTACAGTATACTGGGCCTTACTGCTATTTTTGCGTCAGCAGTTATTCCCATTGTTATCATGGGGTCAATTTTGGAAGTGGCCAAGGTCACTGTCACAGTATGGTTGCATGAGTATTGGGACCGTTGTAGACTGCTGATGAAAATATACCTTGTGCCGGCCGTGGGCATGCTCATGGTTATTACCAGTATGGGTATTTTTGGATTCCTGTCAAAAGCACACAGCGATCAAAATTTAATCAGCGGTGATGTAATATCAAAGATTGCAATATATGATGAAAAAATCAAAACCCAAAAGGACAATATTGAAGCAAACCGTAAAGCACTTAAACAGATGGATGAGGGGGTGGACTCGGTATTGGGCCGCTCAACAGATGAAAAAGGTGCCGACAAAGCTGTGGCTCTTAGAAAAGCCCAGCAGAAAGAGCGTAGTCGACTTCAAGCTGAAATACTACAGTCGCAGAAGCTTATTGCGGAACTTAACGAAGCCCGTGCGCCTATTGCCGCCGAGGTACGTAAAGTCGAAGCAGAGGTTGGGCCAATTAAGTATATCGCGGCGTTCATCTACGGGGACAACCCGGATGCCAACTTACTAGAACGTGCTGTGCGTTGGGTTATTATCATCTTGGTTGTGGTGTTTGATCCACTGGCTATCATGATGGTGCTGGCCGCCACAGAGAGTTTGAAATGGGAACGTGAACGCAGATCGCAACCTGCATATGAACCTGATGATGGACCACTTACAGCCTCACAGGTTGAACAACTGCGTGAAGTGGTGGAACCAGAATTACCCACCGGCGAGGTTGTTGAAACCAGCAAGTTGTTTGATGACCCGGGAGAACATCCTGCGGACTCATTTGAACATGAGCAAGAACCCGAACTGCCACAGGATCCACACCCACCAGGTTGGATGTACGAAAAACATCCTTACTTGGAAAAGTTTGATCATTTCAAAGATTTGAAGCCCGTGGTAGCGCCAGTGGAATTTAACCAAGACTACTTGAATGCAGTAGCACAAGACATTGAGCAAGAAGATCATGACAATCCTGGCATTAAAGCCGCAATCAAACAATGGAAAAGCGAAAATCCTGACCGAACAATCAAAGAAGAACGTGCCAAATTGGCTGCTGGTAAAATACAAGAACTGCCCTGGATGCAACTGGTAGCAGACAATGACCTGGGCAGAGAGCCCACATCAGGATTTGGTATCTCCTTCCCTGCAAACCCAGTCAAGGGCGACACATTCATGCGTGTGGATCAAATGCCCAATGTGCTGTACAAGTTCAACGGACATCACTGGATTATTACAGACAAAAATTTAACTGATAACTACACATACGATGATGCATACATCGAGCACTTAATTGCCAAACTCACCAGTGGCGAATATGATGCAGACATGTTGAGCGATGCTGAAGCAGATGCCATTGCTCGTCGTGTAAAACCAATTTAAACATGAAATCACCTGAAACCCTAGACAACTGTAGTTTTTGCGGCAAGCACAAGGATTCAGTAGCCAAACTGATTGTGGGCAGCGAAGTATCAATCTGCAATGAGTGTGTGGACCTGTGCCAGACCTTGCTCAAAGATGAATTGCCAGTCAAAGACAAAGAAGCAACTGATGAACCTTTAGATCCCAGAGCCATCAAAGAACACTTGGACCAATATGTGATTGGACAAACACATGCCAAGATGGTGCTGAGTGTGGCCATTGCCAATCACTACAAACGCATTGCCAATGCAGATCCCGACACTGAAATCGAAAAAGCCAATATCCTCATGTTGGGTCCTACAGGATCAGGCAAAACTTTACTAGCCCGTACTGTGGCACGTTATTTGGATGTGCCGTTTGTGATTGCTGATGCCACAAGCCTAACCGAAGCAGGTTATGTGGGCGACGATGTGGAAAGTTTGATCACCAGACTGTACACAGCCGCTGGTGGCGATGTAGACAAAACACAGCGTGGCATTGTGTTTATTGACGAAATTGACAAGATCAGCCGCCGTAGCGAGAGCGCCAGTATCACGCGAGATGTGTCAGGTGAGGGTGTACAACAAGCATTGTTGAAACTGGTCGAAGGCACCAAGTGCAGAATCACTCCACAAGGTGGCCGCAAGCATCCTGCAGGCGAAACTGTGGAAATTGACACAGCCAACATACTATTCATTGCTGGCGGTGCATTTGTTGGCTTAGACAACATTGTTAAAAGCCGTGTAAAAGGCACCAGCATTGGTTTCTCAGCACAGGTAGTGGCAGACAGTGCCACACTGACCTTGGACAAAACCACACCAGAAGACTTGATCAAGTTTGGTATGATTCCTGAATTTGTGGGACGTTTCCCCAGTTGGGTTGCACTAGCAGAACTCAACAAAGAGGATTTGGTTCGTATCTTACAAGATGTCAAACACAGTTATGTCAGCCAGTACCAATGGATATTCAAGCGTGATCATGTAGAATTGCAATTCAGTGCTGACAGTCTGGACTTGATTGCAGAACGTACCATTGCCAACAAAACTGGCGCACGTGGCTTGCACAGTGAACTTGAGCGTGTGCTGTTGCCACACATGTACAATTTAACACGTTATCGCAAGGGCGGAATACAGACCCTAAATATCAACACTGACCTGGTAAATAATCCTGAATCACTTCGGGAAATAAATGAGTAAACCACACGCCAGATCAGTCATAGTTCAAGACGGTAATATTGAAAAAGCCCTGCGCAAGTTCAAGAAAAAAGTACAAAACTCCGGCATACTGAATGATCTCCGTGAACGTGAATTTTACATCAAACCCACCACAGAAAGAAAACTCAAACGCAGTGCAGCCAAAAATCGTTGGCGCAAGTATCTTGAGAGTCAAAAACTTCCTCCCCGAACACATTAATTTTTCCAAATATTTTGACACAGAATGAAATTTGTGTTATAAATATACATGTAGTGCCCATAGTGGGGCTACAATTCAAAACGTCATCTTGCTTAATAAAGGAGAAAACAAATGACAAAAACTCTAACCCTTCGCAGTTTCGATCTTCCCGCAATTCACAAATTTGGTATCGGTTTTGATAACCTGTTTGATGATCTCATGCGTGTGAACGCTCAACAAAGCAACACCAACTATCCACCCTATGACATTGTACAAGTCAACGACGACGAGTACACAATCTCATTGGCTGTGGCTGGGTTTGGGCCTGACAACTTGAGCGTAACCAAGGACAAAAAGACCTTGGTAGTGGAAGGCAAACACAGTCGCGAGACTGTGGACAACGAAGACGCCACAACAAAATACTTGCACAAAGGTATCAGTGAGCGTAGTTTCCGCAGGGAATTTACTCTAGCTGATCACGTGGAAATCAGCAATGCACATCTTGAACTAGGTATCCTCAGTATTCACTTGAAACGTGAAGTGCCGGAAGAAGCCAAGCCAAAGACCATTGCGATTACCTACAAAGAGTAATATAATGTAAATACAGTGGCAGCAATCCTGCTGCCACTAATTGTAAGCAAGGAATAGAAATGGCACAGAGCGATACACGCACACGAATCAAACCGTCAGAGGCTGTAAAAGAGCCACCCATGTTCAAAGTTATCTATCTAAACGATAACCAAACCACAATGGATTTTGTGGTAGACAGCCTGGTTGAATATTTTGATTACACTGCTGAAACTGCTGAACAAATCACCATCGATATTCATCAAGCAGGACAGGCTACAGTGGCAGTATTACCTTATGAAATAGCCGAACAAAAAGGCATCGAAGTTACACTCAGTGCAAGAGCACAGAGTTATCCACTGCAAATCAAACTAGAACCTGAAACAGTAAATTAATCGTCTACAACGATGCGCAAGGGATGATACACATATTGACGCCATTCAGTATCGCCTCGTCCTCGACAGTTGTTGACAAAACGCACACCTTGACGTATTTGATCTACACTTCCGTGGTAATGACCAAAACACCAGGTGTGCAATTTCTTTTCTAAATCTGCACTCAATGCTCGCATCATGAATCCATTGCCCATGGTATTAAAACGCAGTGTGTTGGCCAGGCCGATGTCGTGTGCAATCAAACTAGAATTGGGCACAGTGTGAGTCACACATACAATCTTTCGAACATCATGATGAGTTTGCAGTCGTTTGATACTGGTGACCATGTAAGTAGCATCTGTAGTGGCCAGTCGGCCCACTGTTTTGGCAACCTGTCCGTTGATCTTGCATTGGTCCTGAAACCACAATGACGTTTGCTCTGCATCTATGCTTGGGTCAAGATCGTAAGTCCACCAGCCATTGGTGCCGACTACAGCCACACCATCGACCACTACCACATTGTCTTGCAAAAAAACCACGTTGGGTATTTTTTTCAAACGGCGGGCTAGATCAGCATAACTGGCATTCAAGTCATCGTAGTGATAGCGATGCTCGTCGTTGCCATCCACATAGAACACAGCCTGATAACATTGTCCAAGATGCTTCAAAGTGTTTACCACAACTTCTCGATCTCGTGCAAGATCGCCGGCCACAATACAGTAAGGACTTGTGGCCAAGCCAGTCCAATCAAATTCTGCCCAGGTTTCTGCATGCAAATCAGAAATTAAATCAAACGCAACACTCATGATACATATTTAAAAGGATTACACATGAACATTATATTTGGAGACGCCTTAGACACCTTGCCAGACAACTACACTGTACTGGAACTGGATACATTTGTATTCCCGCCAGACGGTGAAAAACGCACCAGCTATTGTGTGGTTGAAAAAGTTCCCCTGGGCGATTTTCCCTTGATGGAACCATATCTCAAAGTGCATGCTGATATGATGCAGGCCTATAGAGACCAGAACTGGGACTATTGCTTGCATGCCATCAAGGGTCTCACAGGACGTTGGAACGGTGAGTTGGACAGTTTCTACGCCAACTTGTTAAAACGTGTTGAGAAATATCAGGCTGAACCACCAGGCGCTGATTACACCGGTTTCATTGACAGACGTTGAAGCCCAGTCTTTAGTTCATCAAAGTATTGATCGTCGGCAGTCAATGGCGCAAACACTTTGACACTGTTGTACCCGGGCAATGATGCAGCAAAGCCAACGTCATTGAGATCACTCAGAGAAATCTCCTGATCAAAGTCATATGTGCGGTAAGTGTTGGCACCACGTGAATTTAAATCTAATTCATCAGCAATGGCCTGCAGTCTACTTTCAATTTCGGGCACACGCGGCAGCAGTGATTGAATCTGACGAGTAGCACTCAAGGCAGCGGCTACACCAGCCATGTTAGGTTGCCAGGTATGTCCGTGAGCCCAGGACTGTATGTTCAAAGTAGATCTCACTGCTTCTGTACACACTGCGGCACCCAAAGGTGAATATCCTCCAGTCAGCGATTTTCCAATTGCGCAGATATCAGGTTGAATGCCATAAGACTCATAACCAAACATTGTGCCATTGGTGCCCCAACAAAATGCCACATCATCTACAATCATTAGCACGTTATTTTCAGTGCAAATAGTTCGGAGATCTTGCCAGAACTTGGTGCTGTAAGGTGCCATGACCAAGGCCCAACTCACAGTTTCCAACAACACACATCCAATGTCAGGGTGTTGTTTCAGTTGTGCTCGAATTTTGTTTAGTGCAAGTTGTTCTTGCCCATGTTGCTGATATGCATATTGCCAATTGGGACTGTCTACCAACACAGCACGACCCAAGCCAGGGTACTCTCCACGCAGGTGCTTGGCCAGCATGGTAGTGCCGTGATAACTCATCGAGAAACTTAGAATTTTATCTCGTGATTCGCCACGTGCAGTCCAATAACTGTCGTTCATGGCAATGGCTGCTTCCACAGCGTCTGACCCACTCACTGCCCAGGACACAGCAGACCAGTTGCCAGATTGACAAATTTCTTTGATCAATTTATTGTTTTGTTCAGCAGTTTCGCCTGTGTTGCCACGAATAAAGTTTACAGCATTGGTTGCGACAGCGTCAGCAATGGCTTGATTGCCATAGCCCAAAATATAAGCCATGTTGCCACACTGTATGTCTAAATGTTGCTGACCGTTAGAATATTCAACCCAAGATCCGTGAGTGCGTACAACTGTTTTTTCTTGTTCGCCGGGCGACCAATATTTTATTTCCATGTTGATATATAGTAGAAAAAACTGTGCAGTTTAAATTTTGCAATTGATCTTACTCTAAAGTTATTGTCAACCCTATTCTTTTTTTAGTTGGATCTAAAAATTCCACTGAGTGCATGGTTTGTGTGTGTATTTCATGCCATCTATTGGGTTCAATTTTGATTGATTCTATTTTTTCAATTCTGTCAAAAGGTACCAGTGTTCCGGGATACAGTATTAGATGTGCATATTTTTCAAGTGGTTTATAGAACACAAGTTCTGCAGAGTCGCCACCTGTTTCAAAATAGTAATTTAAAGCTCGTTTTCTTGATTTGGAAGGATCACCGGGAGTATTATCTTTGTGTGGAGCAACTAATTCACCGCCGTGTATTACTTGTAAACTGGCTCTTTTATGTTGTATGATATTTTGATTTATCCATTGATTAGCAACATCGCCGATGTCGTATTGATCAAGAAATGCCAACGATTTATCATATTTGTGTATATGCTGTTTTTGATAATAAACTCCCAATGAATCATCTTTGTCATCATCTTTGTAGTCTGAGTCTGGAACTTCATTAAGTATTCCCTCTTGTGCTAAAATCAATGGCTCAGTCAATTTGAGAATATGATCTTTTAACGAATCAGGAACAACTGGAAAATCTTTGTATTCAAAATTTAGCATGTATATATTTATTACACAACAGGTACCAGATTGTCTCTAAAAATTTCCCAGGCTCTGTCCCAGTTCCACCGACGACTGCCATCAAACACTCGATGTCTGGGCAGGAACAAACAATCGGTTACTGCTTGTTTTAGGTAAGGATTCATGCAGCCGGTAATGCCTTCATCTATGACATCCAACGGGCCTGTGGCGGGATAAGCAGCCACTGGTGTGCCACAGGCCATGGCTTCGATCATGACAATTCCAAATGTTTCCCACTGACTAGGGAACACAAACACATCTGCTAGGTTGTAATAGTATGCTAGATCATCACCAGTTTTGAATCCCACAAACTCTACGTCAGGATAACGTGCTTGCAGTTCTTCGCGATATGGCCCATCGCCTACCATGATCTTGCGTGAGTTAGGATAACTCATAGCACAGAAATCATCCAAGTTCTTTTCCTTGCTGACTCTGCTGACACACACCAGTGTGGTTTTAGCATTGGGCAAGCGTTCTCTGGGATAGAACACAGTGCGATCAACACCACGTGTCCAGGACACAATTTCCCCATCAAACCCATGTTCTTTCAACTCCTTGACCATGGTATCTGTAGTGGTCAGCACCTTGCCTGAGTGCTTGTGAAACCAACGCACTAGAGGCCAAGTAAGGGCTTCAGGAATGCCAAATAGTTTTCTAAGTCCTTCTGGAAACTTAGTATGATAAGCAGTGTTGTACCTATAATGATGTTTGTCAAGATATTGTCTAACACGCAGACCAATAGGACCTTCTGTGGCGATGTGGATATGATCCGGACGGATCTCCTCAAATATCTTGCCCAAGTTCCGGGGAAAGGCAATCTTGACTTCGTTGTAGCCAGGGCAATCAACATAGCGGAACCGCCGGGGGTCAAGATACACAATACGATAGTTGTCCCGAACCGCACACGCTTCGATATTTTTGTAAGTGGTAACCACGCCATTAATTTGATCCGGTAAATTATCTGTTACAATTAGGATTGTTTTTGACATTGTCCTGTTACCTTGAAACTTTTAAACTTCAAATCATATTTCATAGTCGCTAACACTTGTTCGCAACTGACTTGATTTGGGAAAACTAATTCTATTCTTCCGGGTTGATCTTGCGGATTCATTGTGTGTACTGCTATCAATATCATCAACCACATTGTCATTCTCCCGAGTCCAGGTTATAATTTCCCACTGCCCGTTGTGATGTTCTACTAATGCAGTGCATGATTCTACCCAGTCACCATCATTCATATACACTATGCCATCTATTTCTTTTATTTCAGCATGATGTATGTGTCCACAGATAACACCGTCAAACCCACGCTTTTTGCAATAGTCAGCAAGGTTGTGTTCAAAATGAAATATAAAGTCTACTGCTTTTTTGACTCGATGTTTGAGGAATAAACTGAGGCTAAAATAACCAAAGCCCATACGATGACGAATCCAATTGATTCTTGTATTGAGCGAAAGAATGAAGTCATATGCTTTGTCTCCCAACATGGCCAACCATGGCGCCAGTCTAGTAATACCATCAAACAAGTCTCCATGTACCACAAGATAATGTTTGTTGTCGACCCCAATGTGTTCGACCTGATTTACAACTTCGATTAGTCCTAGGCCGATGCCATATTGCATGAACGGTCTTAGAAACTCGTCGTGATTACCAGCCACATATACAACACGAGTACCACGTTTGCTATGACCCAGAACGCGGCGAATGACATTGGTGTGACTTTGTTTCCATCGCCACTTGTTTTGTTTGATTTTCCAGGCATCAATTATGTCTCCTACAAGATATAATGTTTCGCAGGTGTTGTGTTTGAGAAAGTTGTTGAGTTTGTCAGCCTGGCTGTCCTTGGTGCCAAGGTGAACATCGCTGATAAAAATTGAGCGATAGGTCTTTTGCATCTAGTATTTACAACTAGATGTATTACAGTATCATTACAAATTTATGTACGACTAAATTCTAACCAAGGTCCATTGAGTTGTAAATGACTTACCCTCGGCTCGGCGTTTAGCAATCTTCCGGAACTCTTTCATGCGCAGTTCCTGAATAGTTTTCTCGTCGTGGTCGATGCAAGCCTGGTACAACTTGGAAACCAATTTCCGTTGTTTCATAGCCCACCCTCCATCAGTGTGTAGTACTTATATCATGCAACATAAATCTGTAATTTATGTGTTTATAAATACCCCGTGAAACCCACCATAGCCCTTTTTATTCATGACCCTAGATGTTCTGTCCAAAGCGGCAATGGTATAATGCATGCTCTAGGCAATGATTACAATTTCAAACTGTTCAGCAAGAACCGTGTGGAAGATGTTTTCTTTGATGACGTAGACATGATTGCAGTGCCTGGCGGTTTTGGTGATGCTGACAGTTATCAACATCTGTTCAAAAACAATGCATCTGCTGTGCGTAAATTTGTTGCCAGCGGCGGCAGATATCTGGGTATCTGCATGGGTGCATACTGGGCAGGGCGGCACTATCTCAACATCCTGGACTCAGTGGATGCTGTGCAATATTTAAAACGTCCGGGCACAGACACACGCAGACCACATGCCAAAAACATGAGCGTGGTCTGGCGCGGCCAGCCTGAACACATGTTCTGGTATGACGGGTGTGCCTTGGTGGGGGATAAATCCAAATTTGAAACTGTGGCAACTTATGTCAATGGTGATGCCATGGCCATTTATCAGAACAGAATTGGCTTGATAGGATGTCATCCCGAAGCAGACAAATTTTGGTATGATGGGTATTCATGGATGCGTCAGCACTGGGCTGGTGGGCATCATCATTTGTTACGGGAATTTACTGATCAACTCATGCGATCATAAAAAAAGGCCCTTTCGGGCCCTTAGTACTGGTTACGAGTTCCAGTGCCGCTCTATCGTTGCGGTCGGTTTATTAACTACGCAGATTAGAAGCGATATTGCACACCAACTGCCACAGC